AAACAAGCCAACGGCGGATTTGAGTTCGGAGAACCTCCAATGGATGCAGAGGTGGCACGACGAAAGGGTGGCGCAGGGAATGCTGCCAGATACGCCAAGGCGATCGAGTCAGCTCGCAACAACGACATGGAGTCCGTTGAGCGAGATGACCCTCAACTCTTCCTCCTACACGGAGTTCGGCTTGAGTCCCTCTACACCCCCACCGCTGTGCCGCTCGATGGCGAGCTATTGCACGAATGGTGGGTCGGCCCTTCCGGAACAGGGAAGTCTCGGTTGCTTTGGGAATTGTACCCGAATCACTTCTCCAAGAACAAGAACAAATGGTGGGACGGTTATAAGCGCGAAGACGTTGTGGCCATCGAGGAGTGGGCGCCCAAGAACGACGTATCGACGGATAACCTGAAGATATGGGCTGACAGATATCCTTTCAGAGGGGAGGTAAAAGGAAGTCATCTCGGAAACATTCGCCCGAAGAAGCTCATCGTGCTCAGCAACTACACGCCCCAGCAATGCTTCTTAAACCAAGAAGATCTAGGGCCCATGCTCCGTAGATTCACTGTCATCCACTTCCCCCACCAAGAACAGCACGCGAGGTTCAGAGCTCAGGCGTTCTTCGAGCCGACCCCTTTGGATACCCCAAGTGTTGCCGAAGAAACGGACGAGCTTGAAGACCTCGACCTGCCGGATTTGAATTTGGAGGGAGATTTTTTTCTTGAGGATTAACTTGGGCTTGCTCGACGCAAGCTCCGCTTTTATATACAGTGTGTGATTTTGATGTAGTAGTTTGACATTGTGTTCTGGGCCGGACTGGCGTCCGGCGAGGCGACCCGCGCCACGCGCCCGCTCCGCTTCGCTCCGCTAGAGCGCTCCCGGCTCGGCACCCTCCGCTTCGCTCCGGGGCCGAAACTAATCCAACGTCATAGGACGGGAACATATGTTCGGCGGCGGCCGCTTTTGCGTGCTCCGCTTCGCTCCGCGACGCAAAGAGCCGTGACCGCCACGTCGGTTAGGGTTCGGGTTGAAGTATACGTTGAAGTATACGTTATACGTTGTGTGGTACACATACGTATATATACAAACTCCTATATAGTACCGATTTGACTTGCGTCCACTATAGGTATAGTGTACACCATATACACTCGTACCCCCCTATATACTAGGGGACGGAGTGGACGGAAAGTGTACGGGGTACGGACGTGGTGCGTAACCTTCCTCACTTTCCAATCCTCCGCGTACCCCACAAGTGTAACCACCAAGATGCCTTCCGTCCGCAACGTCACCGATGCTCCGTCGCCCGACTCCAGCAACGTGGTGCTCTTCGAGATGATGATGTCGTACAAGCAAGAAGCCGAGCATCTCGCGAAGCGACTCGAGGAGATGGAGAGAGCCAAGGAGTTGGCGATGGAACATGCCCGTGAACAGCAACTTCGTGCCATTCAACTGGAAGACGAACTCGACGACAGCATCCATGAGATCCGTGCGTACGAGGTCGCGAACAGACGCGGGGCTGAGATCATCATGCGCAAGCACGAGGCCGGCATGCGTATGCTCGACACCTTCGACACGCTCATGGGAGCCATCTCCGTGGCTCACTTGGGTGACCACATGCGTGGCGTAAACAACGAGGACGTGCAGTTCGTGAAGCAGTGTGCGGAGGATGCGAGAACCATGATGGACATCGCGGTCGGGCAGTTCATGACGGGTTGGCACGCGCCGGGTCGAGATGTCGACATGCAGGCCGATGAAGTCATCGACCTCTCAGGCGAGACAACCGAAGAGGACGAGGAGATGGAGGTCTAGAAGATGCGATTAGAACTCTATACAAATACATGTAAGAAAGAAGACTAGTTTTTACTACGCTAAGCTGCGCTCGCTTCGTTTATTTTTACGTTAGGATATACATGTAGGATCTTCCACAGGTGCGGTGCTACGCACCGTCCCTGTTCCAGGAAAATCCAAAGGGGTTAAAGCTCGTCGTCATGAGGGCCTATGAGGAGGGCTTGATGACCAGCCTCAGCAGTCATGTCAGCCCATTCACGATTGACATTGTGTCTCATGGCCCGTTCTTGTTTACGGCGCTCGTTGTGCGCCCTATAAAGTTCAGCAAGGATATCCACCTGTTGGCCCGGCTTATACATCCGGTTGCCAGGTGGCCCAGCTGAGGGAGGGAGAGCACGGGGTGGCTCGTCTATGTAATAGCAAGACGACTAGGGTTAGAATTAACGCCAGGGATACCACCCGTTCCTCGAATTGCATTCATAGCCAGTGTAGCAGCTGTTCCGACAGCTGCATAACCGGCCTGTTGAATCAAGGGCAGGGCAACCTGTTGAAACACACGCTCACCTGCAACATTTGCACCCTGAGCAAAGGCATTCATGCTTTGCTGGATGTATGATTCTTGGCCGGCTTCAGTATGTGCAAAGTCAGTAGAACTAGACATTGAACTAACTGCACTCATAGTACCGGGGCTATTCGGGGCAGCCTGTGTACCAAGAATAAACGAGTCCTTCTTCGGAAGGCATTCGGTTAGGAGAATATGCTCAGCAGACAAAGGCGCACCTCCAGTAGGAGCGCCTTCAATCATAACAACAATAGTAGCCCAGCTACTACTCATGTTAAGAACCTGCTGGGCAGTCTGCGGTGTAGTCACGCCAGAGCTAGCAACTGTAAACGTATTGACAACTCGAGGATCGTCATAACGAAACCCGAGTTCGTCAATCCACTTGTTAATAACAGTGAGAGGGGACTGCGTCAAACTAGCAAGAGTTACTCGCTTGTAATAAGCAAGTCCCGACATTGCATTTACAGTCGTAGGAAACCCTGGCGAAGTCGATGATGTAGAATCAGCAATACGGCTTTCAACAGAAAGTCCAATATGGACAAATCCAGTTGCAGACGTAGGTGCAAGGGATGAACTGATGCGAATAGCATGAGCTAAAGGGCGAATAGCTTCAATGCTGTTCACAACATTAAGATAATTACGTCGAGGATTCCACGACGATGCACTCCAACTAACAGATGTAGCACCAGGTGTAGCCTCCTGAGAAGCATATCCGTAGTTAGGTTGAAAACAAAACGCAACCAGATTGCCAGCAGTAGCTGGACCAGCCAAAGCGACCTGGTCAGTATCAGCATTGGCAATACTAGGCATTGTGTTAGAATCAGGAACCTTTGCACCCAAACAGTTAGGTTCAAAAGGATCCATTTGCGCAAGCGCAAACTTGGCGCCAGGTGTTAGTTCGCCGGGACAAACACATGGCTGTTTCCGACGCTGATACGTACGTGTGGTTGTACGACGGCGCGGGTATGATGCCCGCGTCGTACGACGACGCACACTACGACGAGCGCGGCGAGGACGGCGAATGTTACGCTTGGAACGGACATACGCCATACTGAACTTTTCTGAACACTTGTGTACTTCAAAGAAAAAAAGAGAGTGAGAGCTGGCCACTTCTAGTTTGCACTTCACTTATGTTCAGTTCTTTACCAAACTTCAAGTTGGACCAGACCAGTAGCTCTAGGGTAATAATGTGGAGATCGAGCTGGTGGTCCAGCCCGCTCCACGAGACCCTAGAGCTAAAGCCGAGCACTTTGGTTTTTGCCATGGATTACACAAACAAGTACCGCGGCTGGTGCTTCACTCTCAACAACTATACAACCGGAGAAGAAGAGCACATTCAAACCGTCGTAAAGAATCAAGCACGATACATCGTATACGGCAGAGAAGTTGGGGACGAAGGCACTCCACATCTACAAGGATATGTCTACTTCGAATCTAGACGACAACGGAAGGGAGTCGCAAGATTGTTGCCTCGTGCGTTTCTTACGCCGGCTAATGGCTCTGCTGAGAAGAACCGTGTGTACTGCACGAAACAAGCCAACGGCGGATTTGAGTTCGGAGAACCTCCAATGGATGCAGAGGTGGCACGACGAAAGGGTGGCGCAGGGAATGCTGCCAGATACGCCAAGGCGATCGAGTCAGCTCGCAACA